CATCATAGGCATGACGGCGCGCGTGATCAGCGACGTCAGCATCTGGGTCAGCAGCCGGCCCTGCAGATTGTCGGCCTCGCCGAACTCGGCTGCGTAGGTCGTCGCGACCGTCTGGATATCGCGCTGGCGTCGCGCGAATTCCTTGTAGTCCTTCGCGTAGCGGCCGATGGCCGATCGCGACACATCGCCGCCCGCTGAGCGCACGGCTTCGAGCATCTGATCGAGCGTCGCGCCGCGCTTGATGGCCGCGTGGATCTCCGCGCGCAGCTCTGGCGGGAGGCGCTCGATGGTGGAGCGAGCGACCATGCTACTCGCCCGTCTTGTGCGCCCAGACGCCGTCGACCTTAAGGCGGCCGGCGGCGACGTCGCGGCCGTCTGCCTTGATGCGTGCGACGGTGAAGGGTCCGACATCCTCGGCGTGGATGAGGCCGGCATCGCGGAGCCAGCCGAGCTGGGCGACGATATCGCGGCGGGCGATGCGATGGCCCTGGCCGTTCAGCATCATCGAAATGATGTCGTCGTTGTGCTCGCCGCCGGCCTCGTCGAGGTAGTCGAGGATCGCGCGGCGGATGAGCGCGATGATGTCGTTCATGGGCGCTGCATCCCCCGTTCAACCAGCATCTGCAGGTAGTTGTTGGCGGTCCCCAGCTGGCGGTTGATGCCCTCCTGGCCGGCTTCGACACGCCCCATCCGCTCGGAGAGCTGGGAGATGTCCTCCTGCAGCTCCTGCCTCGTCGGCGACTGGCCGACGTGCTCCTCGAGCACGCGAAGTCGGGTGTCATGCTCGTGCCGGGTGACCTCGCCTTCGCGCTTGTGCGCGTCGAAGTCGGCCTTGCCGGCGAACTGGCCCCTGGCCCACCACACCGCGCCGCCGGCCGCGAGCGTCGCGACGACGAGGAAGATGGGCCAGAAGGTGCGGATGAGCTCGAGGAAGTTCACGCCGCCCGCTCCGTGATCGTGACGGTGAAGCGGAGCTTGCCGGCGGCCTTCGCCAGCGCCGCCATGTCGCTGTCGCGGAGCCTGATGCAGCCGTGCGTGGGCTTGAGGGTTTCGCCGCGGCCGCCGTGGATCCCGAGGCCCCTCCGGCCGAGGTTCTCAGCCACCTGCGCCTGGCCGCCGACCGGATCGAGCGTCGCCCAGAGGGTGCCGATGCCCGTCATGGGCTTTGGCAGCACGGCGACCGACGTCAGGGCGTATTCGCCGGTCGGGGTGTTGCCTCGATAGACCAGCGGGTCGCGGTTCACGATCCCGCGCACCTTGTCGAACCAGCCGGCCGAGCGGCCGAGGCAGATGCAGGAGTGCAGAATCTTGCCGTCGGGACCGAAGAGCGTCAGCGCGCCCGGCTTCGTCCGATCGGAAAGCAACTCGATAACGCAACGACCGTGCATGGCGCGATGACCCCCCGCGAACCCACCCGAAACGAAGTCCGGTGTGCCCGCGCTGGCCGGCGCCGCCGCCCCACCGTTCGCGGTGGGCAGCTGTCGTCAGCGCCGCTCGAGCGCTGCCAGCAAGTCCATTTGGCGGGGCTGGGGCTTCGGTGCTGGAAGGTCCCTGCCGCCCTCGTCGGTCGTGTTCACGAGGCCGGCGACGTAGTTCCGCGATGTGCGCAAGATGCGGGCGGCGGTCACCGCATTCATTTCCTTGCGGCGCACGGCCGCGATGATCGGGGCGCGCTTGGCGCGCGCGATCGCGGCCTTCGCGGTCGGGAGCGTCACCCGGCAGTTCCCATACTCGCGCGCCAGCTCGCGTGCGGCGACGAGGCCGATGGCCCGGGCGATCTTGTGGTCACCCCGGAATGTCGCTGGCACGTAGATCTGCTGTCCGCCGAAGCGCTCGACCAGGAGCAGGGTCGCGTAGGGCCCGATCAGCCGCGCGATCGACATCATCTGGCCCGTCCAGGTGTGGTCGGGCTTCGCGTCGGCCGGGATGGGCAGCTCCTCGATCCGCAGCTCGGGCAGGTTGCTGGTGCGCTTCGTCATGACGTCGCCCCCAGCCGCTCGCTCGCGATCGCGTGCTGCAGCTTCTTGCCGAGGATCCTGATGCCGGCGTCCCAGTCGCGCGCCGTCCAGGCCCAGTGGTTGAGGCAGAGCCCGACGGCATTGCGGATGTACGTGAACGGCGTCAGGCCCCGGACCAGGCGGCGATCGTCGAGTTTCTTCCAGATCGCATCGGCGACGGCCGCGCGCTCGACCAGGGCGGCGTCGACGCCGACGTCCGCCACCCGCTCGGCTGTCGGCCACTCGACGCCGGCGCGCGCTGCCCAGGCCTTCAGCGCTTCGATGATCGCGGGCGCTGCGCGGTGGTCGACGAACTTGAGGCTATCAAGCCCAGTCTGCCGCTTCACGAAGGCGTCGAGCGCCTTGTCGACCGCGCTCTCGTCGGCGTTGATCTCGGCGAGCCAGTAGAGCGTCCACCACAGCGCGCGGATCTTGGCGATGTGCGCGCGGTGCCCGCTCGGGCCCTTCCAGTCCTTGTTGAGGCGGTCGAGCACCTTGCCCATCTCGGCGAGCGTCATGTCGGTCGACGAGCGCTTGCCCGTCACCTCCTCGAACAGATCGCGGCGGGCATCGTCGTCGAGCTTCAGCCGGGCGCAGGCCGCGCGCATCGCGCCGACGAGCTTCTTCCTGGTCTCCGCCTTGCCGTCGGCGATCTTCGCGACGCGAGCGAACTTGGCACCGATCGGATCAACCACGGTCCATCTCCTCTGCCTTCTGACGTGCGAACTTGACGGCCTGCTCGAGCGCGGCGGCCTCGCTGTCGCCGACACCGGAGACGTCCCACTCGGGGCCGGCGTTGATCGCGGCCGTGAATGACAGGGTGACGCGATGCTCGACGCGGAAGAGCCGGAAGCCGAGCGGGCCCAGCTGTTCGCGGGCGGCGGTGAGGCGCTCAGACATCGGCGCTGCTCCGGCGGGCGGCTTCTCGACGCGCCCGCCATTCGGCGTAGGCCCGAGAGTGCTGAGGGCAGAGATCCTTGTCGTCGGCGACATGCTCGGCGCAGCCGGCGCAGATGGGCGCGTCGCATGTGCCGCTCCGGCGGCTGGGGACCTTCCAGTCGCAGGCCAGCGTCGCGCGCCGGCCGCAGCTGCAGCGCTTGCGCGTGCCGGTCGAGCAGACGATCGCCACGCCACCATCGGGGAGCTGGATGCGGTCGCAGATCATGGCCGGCCCGCCCGTGCGGCCTTCGGGCCGACAATCGCGCGCCAACAGGCCGCCTCGAGCTGCGCGTCCTGGATCGCCTCGCGCAGCTCGCAGATCTCGCCGAGGGCGACCGTGATAAAGGTTTCGACGTCGCGGATCAGCTCGAAGAGGTTCTCCTCAGCGCGCGGTCCCTGGACGCGTGAGAGGCGCATCGCCAGCTCGATCGCCATTCCCGGCTCGATCTTGCGGCCGGGCAGCGGCGGATAGAGCGCATGCGGGTTCGCGTTGGCGGCCAGCTTGGCGCGCAGCTTGTGGACGTGGCTGGCGTCGATAGCGCGAGTCACGGCTTGCCCCCGACGGCTGAACTGGCAACCATCAGGCCCGGGAGGCCATCAGTGATGTCGACAACGCTCTTCGTGCTGTTCTGCGCAAAGTCGCTGGACACGACCCCGGAGAAGGTCCCGCTGACCAAGGGCCCTGCGACCGAAGGCATCGATCTGCTCGGAATGATGCAGCGGCCCCTCAAGGGTGCCCACGACATCCTCGCGCTGCCGTATGATGCCTCCGGAGAGGACGAGTTCGACGAGATGCTCGAGGAGCTTGAAGTCAACCCCGTCGGCAAGTTTGGCGTCCGGAGTTCGGCTGCCGCATCTGTGTGGGCTGAGAGGGTGAAGCAGGCGGTGCTCACCCTGACCGCCAACATGATCGCCGGAGAGCAGGTCTTGGTACCGCCGCGCGAGATGCCCAAGCACCTCCGGGAGGTCGCGTATGCGATCCTGATGCTGCACAGGATGGAGTTGCCGTTCCATCCGGGGACAGCCACTCCGCGGCCCTGATTGCTGACCGACATCACGATGGCACCTGCCCGGGCTCATCGAGCTGGCGGTCGACCTCGGCGGCGAGGAACGCCATGTCCTCGGCGCGCCGGAGCGCGTGGTAGATGGTCGCATGATCGCGGCCCCCAACCAGCCGACCGATGAGGGGGAAGCTGGCGCGGGGCAGGTCGCGGCGAACGCGGCGGATCAGAATGAATCGAGCGTGTGTCACTTCGCGGATGCGACACGGCCGCAGGAGCAGATCGGGGTCGATGCCCGTGATCTGGGACACAATGGAGACGATGCGCAGAACGCGCCGGCGAGACGGCAGCTCGCTCTGGCGCAGGGCTTGCTCAAGTTCCATGAGCCGCGAGCGGAGGTAACGCGCCTCCTCGGCAACCTCGCGGCTGGACCGGGACGCAGCGGCGTTCACGGGTTGTAGTCCAGCGCGGTCGGATGGCAGGGCGAAGCGTGCTTCTGCCCGTCCAGGCGCACCATCACATAGTGGGCCTGCGAGGGGTTCTCGCGGGCGATCGTGCCTTCGCGGTCGATCTCGATATGCCGCACGCGATCCCCGACGACGGGGTCCACGCCGTAGGAACGCCGGACGTAGTCGTACATCACGCCCTCCCCGCTTCACGGGCGATCTCGTCGAGCTTCACGACGCGAAGGTTGACCACGGCCGGCGGCGCCAGCTCCCGCGCGAGCCCGAGAATGACGTGGCCGAGGCGCGCGACCTGGCTGGCTGTCAGCTCGCCCTTGCCGCCTTCGTCGATGAGGATGCCTGCGGCCTGCCGAAGATCGGCAAGCGGGCCAGATGCGGTGGACATTAGCTGCGTCCTTTCCTGACAAGCGCCGTCAGCTCGACGAGCATCTGCTCGGCGTCGGACTGGCTGAGGGTGACTGCGAGGGCGTGGCCGTAGACGTTGATCGAAAGTCCGATGCTTGGAGTGCCGTCGGCGTTGGTGCCGCGAGCCATCGACAGGACGCCATAGGTGGTGCCCATGAAGCGGCCGCCGCTCACGAAGCCGACGCCGGCGTCCGCGGCGAAGCAGCGCCCGGGCTCGCTCTCGCCTTGGCCGCAGGTCTGAACCTCCTGCGTGAACCAGCGCCCGTTCTCGCTGCGCAGCTCGTCCGACGTCGCGATGGGTGCCGTCGCCATCACCGTACCTCCTCGGCGACGACTTCGACGTCGGGCCGCTTCGGGCCCGGCCGGTCGATGAAGAACTCGTCGCCCTGGGTGACGGAGAGGCCCAGCTCCTCGAGGCGCGGGCCGTGCTCGCCCTTCAGCCGCTTGATGATGGCCTGCCGGTCGAGCGACTTCTTCACCCGGACCAACTCATCCCAGCCGCCCTTCAGCAGCTCGGCGATCATCTCGTCGGCGCTGTGGTTGCCGAGCGAGAGCTTCGGGCTCGACAGGCGCGTCCCGATCGTGACGCCGGCCAGCTTGATCGAGCGGCGCTTCTTCGGGGCCAGCTCGTCGCCGACGACGGCCCACCACCGGGTGAGCTGCAGGAAGATCTGCTTCGATTCCTGCTCGAGCGGCTTGTTCTGGCGATCGCACTCGCCGCGGATCCGCGCGATCGCCTCCTCGGCGGCCTCGCTGTTGGCGATGCGGCCGATCTCGAGCGCGACATAGCGCTCGATCAGCGACACCGCCTCGGGGATGCTCTGGGGCACGGCGAGCGCCGGCGTCTTCCGTCGTGTCTGCGACATGGTGATCGGTCCTTTCAGGCGGTGTGAAGCTGAGGTTGAGCGGGCGCGTCGGGCAGCGAGGCCGGGAAGCTGGCGTCGCCCTCGATCGCGACGCGCATGGCCATGGCGGCAAGCTGGATGCACTCGGTGACGAGCTGCGCGCGGTCACAGCGGCCGCGCTCGAGATCGAGGAGCGCGCGAGCGACCTCGCCGGCCTCCTCGGCCAGCGCGGCGTGGTTCGTCGCATTGTCCGGAAAGAGCACCCGGCTGCGCGCGACCTCGTCGGCCACCAGGTCGAGGAGGCTGCGGCACCGCTGGGCGACGCGCTCGTTGGACAGGCGGCTCACAGCGCCGCTCCGATCCGGAACAGCATCGCGACGATCATTGCGGCCGAAATGCCGATCGCGAAGTCGACGAAGCGGCCGCCGATCGTCCGGACGATCCGGGTGAAGCGCGGATAGTGCGCGCTGATGGGGAGCTGGACGCGCATCACGCGACGCCCTTGAAGTAGTCGCTGTCCAGCATATCGCGCGCTTCGGCCAGCGGGTTGCGCACCGACATCAGCCACAACGAGCCCTCGGTGATGAGCGCGTCCTCACCGCTAAGGCCAAGAGCCTCGCAGGCCGCCCGAACTCCGATGAGAAATTCGAAGGCCTGCTTCTTGCCGTAGGGCCGGATTTTCTCCGCCCGGGCCAGCAAGAGCTTCAGGACTTTCGCCTGCGCGACGCGCTTAGCCTCGAGATCGCGCGCAAGCGCCGTGGATGTGTCAGACATCAGTCGTCCTCCTGGTCCGAGTTGTTGGGGCAGGTCGGGCAGGCCCGCGCGAACGCGTGGTGAGCCCAGTTCTGGGGGAGGGCCTTGCGGCGTCGGTTCGCCATGCAGGTCTTGAGCGACATGCTCGTCGCCATCGCCGGGCAGTGGACGCGCTCGTCGCTGAAGGCCGCCATGACGAGGCGCTCGGCCTCGCCATAGTCGCCCGCGTAGGAGCGGTTCACGAGGCGGCTGACATAGCCGGCGCTCTTGCCGATCGCGGCGGCCACGCCCCGCTGGCTGAGCCTGTCGCTGGCATCGGCCAGCGTCGCCACCCAGCGCGGCATGTTGAGCCCCCAGGCCTCTTCGGCGCGGGCGCGGTTCGTCACGCCCTTGGCGGGGCGGGCATGGTTAACGGACATGGTTAACTCCGAGAGACTGCCGGCCTGCGTCGTTCGAGCGAAGGCTCACGGCGGCCGGCGAGATGTCGATGATGCGGCCCGTGTTCGGGTCGACCAGGGCGCGGCGGCGCTCGCCGTCGAACTGCTCCCAGCTCACCCGCGGCGTCTTCGGGCCGAGGTTCTGTGCAAGGGCGTAGGTCGACCAGTCGCCGCGCATGGAGTTGCCGCGCTTCACGATCCTGACGACGCCGGCGCGCTGCAGGGCATTCAGGAAGGTCTCGATCGACCGGCGGCTGGCCTGCGAGCTCATCTGCAGGGTCGGCAGATCAAAGCTCTTGCAGACCCGGATCGCCGACCAGATGCGCTCGTTGGCGGTCCGGTGCCTGCCCAGGCGGCCGGAAGCATTGACGGTAGGCGGCTGGGCAGGCGCGTCGGGGCGCATCAGGAACCTCTTGGGCTTGACGGCAAGTTCTTCGGCGAGCCCGGCGCGCACCCAGCGCAGCAGCCGAAGCTGAGCGGTGTTGGGATGCACGCCGGTCGCCTTGTGCAGCTCGGCGATCGACGCCGGCTCCGCCGCCGCGCGCAGCGCCTGCCAGAGAGCGGCCGAGGCCTCCCCCTTGCGAGGCGAGCGCACGGCATCGCGGCGGAGTGCGAAGGCCATGTCAGGCGACCTTCAGGCGGCGGGCCGGGAAATCGCCGGTCGAGATCGGCCGGTCGCCCCACCAGGCGCGGTTGACCGTCAGCT